ATTATCCCCCAGAGGTCCCAGAACGCTCCAGGAAGGGCCAGAAGCAGACCGACAAGGCTCGGATACATCCTGAAGGTTTCGTATTGCCACGATTGGAGACAGGCCCGCAACGGAGCACTGTGGAATCTCATGGTCCCGCGGCTCGAGTTTGGCTTTCCACGGTGTACGGATTGCAGCTGAGAGGCTGGCAGGCTTACGCGCTTGACCGGGCGCTCGAGTATTACCCCGAAACAGGCGAGTTATGTTGGCCGACGGTCGTGCTCACTGTGGCAAGGCAGTCCGGCAAGTCTGTGCTCTCCCGGGCGATCTGCATGTGGCGGCTACACCACGCTGAACTGTTCGGCGAGACTCAGACGATTCTGCACGTGGCCAATAAACGGTCGACCGCTATGGAGGTTATGCGCCCGGCAGGGATATGGGCCGTGGAAAAATACGGCAAGCAAGCGGCACGCTGGGGAAATGAGCGGGCCGGTATCGAGTTACCGTCAGGCGACCGCTGGCTAATCCACGCGGCTAATGATTCTGCCGGCGTCGGCTTCTCGATAAACATGGCTTTCCTCGATGAGGCGTGGAGCATCCCGAGCCAAGTCTTCATGGGAGCAATCGCACCGACCATGGCCGAGCGCCTCAACCCGCAGGCCTTCCTAGTGTCTACAGCTGGTGATTCCTCAAGCGATCTAATGACCTCATATCGGCAAAGGGCAATCGACCACCTCGGCGCGGAAGACCCGGGAAATATCTTGCTCCTCGAATGGTCAGCCCCGCCGACCGCCGACCCCGACGATCCCGAGACCTGGAAATACGCAAGCCCCGAATGGAACGACAAGCGCGAGGCTTTCCTGCGCGGCCAGTGGGAAAACATCGAACAGTCGTCCTGGCTGCGGGAATACCTGAACCTGTGGGTGCCTCGAGCTAATCACTGGCTCAAGGATTCCTGGTGGAAAGAAACCCTGTCTGACGAAGGCCTCCCGCCCGAGGGAATCTGGTCGGTCGCCGTCGAATCTGACTTTGACGGCATGGGCCACGCCGTGGCAATCGCGGCGCCGCTCGAGGACGGTCGGATCGTTGTCCGGGCAACCACTCACCGCACGATCAAGGATGTGGACGCACGTCTAGGGGAAATCCGCAAGGATCACCCCAGTCTCTTTATACAGGTAACTCCTGGCTATGTGGACAGGCTTCAGGAGCGTTTCGATGAATTGGTCGGGCAGCGTGAGGCCGTAGCTGCAACCCAAAACCTCCTGGACCTATTCGACCGCCGGGCGATCTTGCACGAAGACTCGGAGACCTTGCTCGAGCATTTCACTCAGTCGAATATCTCGAAGCGTCAAGGCGGCTGGACGATGACTGCTCGCATGGGCCACGGCGGGGTGTACATGGCGCGTGCGGCGATGTTCGCCCTTTACCAGGCCAGCAAGACCCCTCGACCGATGGCTCGGATTCATACACGCCGACGCGCATAAAGCACAGATAGCCTTGGATACTTGACGAGGGTGTGATATGGGACGAGAATTACACCCGTGGCGTTTCCCCGTTCACTCAAGGTTGTGCGGGACCAGGCTCAGATTCAGTCAGCGGCAGCGCAGGCAGTAGCGGAGCCGGTCCCGTACATCCGCGACGCTTCAGCGCAGCTGCTAGTTCAGATCCAGCGCTCATCGAGTTACGGCGTCGACCTAGGTGTGGCCCTTCAGGTGCCGGCATTCGTTAAGTGTCTCAAGACCTTTACCAACACGATCTCGGCTTTCCCGCTGAAGGAATACGTCGGCAAGGATCAGGTCATCGCTCGAGGCCTCCTGGTTCAGCCCACTATGCAAACGACCTACGCCTCCCTCATGGGCCGAACCGTTCAGGATCTTCTGCTCTATGGCTTCGCGTACTGGAAGGTCGAAAGCCGGGCATGGGACGGCTACCCTACCGAGATCGTCTGGATGCCGTATACACAGATCTCGTTCACGCCCGACCCCACGACGGAAGCCGTCATGGATCCGATCCCCGCGTTCGGAACGGTCTACTGGAACGGCGTCCCGGTTCCGCCGCGTGACGTTATCCGTTTCGACGGCGACCCTGCCGGCGGCTGGCTTACCACCATGGCCTCAGCCTGCAATACCGCCGCAGCACTCGAGGCCGCGGCCCTCCGCTATGCCGAGTACCCAGTTCCTAACGTCATCCTCAAGAACTCGGGCGCGGATCTGCCCGGCTCGGTTGTCGATGATCTCCTCGACGCTTGGGAGGCGGCACGTACAAACCGATCAACCGCCTACCTGAACTCGACGATCTCGACCGAGACGATCGGCGGCTTCAGCCCCAACGATATGCAGCTGACAGCCGCACGCGACGCCTCGGCCCTCAGCATCGCTCGGCAGGCAAACCTCGACGCCGCATGGGTGAACGCGACGCAATCAGGATCTAGCTTGACTTACACAAATAGGACGGATCTTTATAGGCAACTTTTAGACCTGTCGCTTACCCCGGTGATGCTCCAGATCTCGCAGCGCCTTAGCATGAACGACGTAACCCCTCGAGGTCACGCGGTCGAATTCGACACCTCGGTATTCCTGCGCGGCAACCCGGCCGAAATCGCCACGCTAATCTCGACGCTTCGCCCGCTCGACGTCATCTCAATTGACGAGGCCCGCGAACTCCTCGACCTGCCCGACCTAATGGAATCCGATCCTGAGCTGAGGCCATAATGCAGACGACCGAATTTTCCGCCGACTTCATCGTCGAAATGCGGGAAGACGACTCAAATCCCGACATAGCCGGGCAGGGCTACGGCCGCGCCGTCCCCTACGGTGTCGAAACGAATATCGGCAACGTGCGCGAGTCATTCGCGGCTAACGCTTTCCAGCCCGAGGACGTTGTGGGCAAGCCAATCGCCTACCGCCATGGGGAGCCGATCGGCGTTATCACCTCGGCCGAGAACAGGTCAGACGGTCTGTACATCGACTTTAATATCGCAAACACGGTGCAGGGCCGCGACGCCGCGACCCTCATCCGCACAGGCTCCGCGAAGGGCCTCTCTGTCGGTTTCATGCCGACCAAATCTGTCTGGAACCGAGCAAAGACTGCGGTCCAGCACATGGCGGCCTCCCTCATGGAGACGTCAATCACCCATATGCCGGCGTATCCCACGGCCGGCGTAACAGCAATCCGAGAGGAAGAAATGTCAGTCGAAACCGTCGAGGTGGAGACCGCCCCGGCGGCATCCGCAGACATCGAAGCACGCGAGGCAATCGCCTCCCTCCGTGAGCACGTGTCCACCATTGAGGCACGCTCCTACACCGCAGCCCCCGCAGTTCACGAACTCGCGCAGTTCCGCAGCTTTGGCGAGTACCGTCTCGCAGTGCTGAACGGCGAGATCGAGGCCCGCGCCCTGTTCGATCAGGTCACCGACGATAACCCCGGCGTCCTGCCCCCGAACTGGTCCACCATTGTCCGAGGCATCTTTGACCTCGGCCGCCCGGCAATCACCGCCTTCGGCGTCGAGTCGGCCGGCACCACTGGCACGACCTTTAACTGGCCCTACTGGGCAGGTTCCCCGAACCTCACCCAGATCGTCGAAGAGCAGGTCGATGAGAAGGACGAAGTTAACTCCGTCCAGATCAGCCTCCTCAAGGGCACCGCAACGCTGAAGACCTACGCAGCAGGCTCGGACATCTCCTACCAGCTGCTCCAGCGCTCGACCCCGTCCTACGTCGACGCCCACACGCGTATCATGCTGAACTCCTACGTTCAGGTGACCGACATCGCATTCGTGAGCGCCCTGTACGCAGCACGCACCCCGCTCGCATACGACTTCGCAGCAGACACCGACGGCTCGGACTTCCGCGCCGCCGTGTTCGAGGCGTCCGTCAACTGCCAGACCGCCACGGGAATGCAGGCCGAATTCGTCCTGGTCTCGCCGGCAGTCTTTAAGAAGATCGGCGGCTGGTCGACCTTCTTCCCGAGCAACTACGGCACCTACAACGTGTCGGGCGTCGCTTCCGCCAACACCCTCGGCGTCAGCGTCTCGGGCCTCCCGGTCATCCTCGACCGCAACCTCGGGAACAACCTCATCATCGTGTCGAACCGTGAATCGGCAAAGTGGATCGAGGACGGCCCCCGTCTCGCATCTGTCGAGAACGTCGCACAGCTCGGCCGCGATGTCGCGGTCTACGGCTACGGCGCATCGCAGATCATCTCCGGCGCTGGCATCATCAGCCTCGAAGATTTCTAAAAACCGCTGAGATAAGGGACGCGACGATATGGCACTCGTAACGGGTGAGGAACTAGCGGCAGCGCTGGACCTCGACTATGACCCGCCGGAGGAGCCTTACGATCAGGTGGCCGCAGCCGCCGACGATATCGTCGCGTCCCTACTCACGGACGGGGCCTACGAACTCGAGCCCCCAGCCTGCAAGGAAGCCGCCCTCTCGGTAGCAGTCGAGATCTACCAGGCACGCACCGCCGCAGGCGGGCAGGCCGTCGCAACAGACTTCAGCCCTGGGCCTTATCGCCTATCGGTCTGGATGACTCGCCGCGTTATGGCTCTACTTGGGCCATACATGGACGTCAAAGGCATGATCGGATGACAGCCCTAGTCACCGAAGCCAGAGAGGCCCTTGTCGCGGCATTTACCGGGCAGGGCCTACAGGTCTATACGACAGTTCCGGCCGTACCTCGGCCGCCGGCCGTCGTCATTGTGCCCGACTCGCCATGGATAACCCACGAGCGGGGCACCGCCCTCGGCTACCGCGTTCGCTGGCGTGTCCTAATCGTTATCAGCCCTCGAAACAATGAGGCCGCTACCCTGGACGTCGAGAATGCTATCGACCTCCTCCTA